GGACTTTGAGTATTACTCAAAAAAAGATGCATTAAAATTGATAGATCAATTTGGCGGGTTGAAGGAATTGATAACTGATATACTTGGCGAGCCATCAGAAGTCCTTAATGACGGCGATCCAATCATAAGCAATTTCCCTGTGACCGGAGAGACAATGGGCATTAAGCTGGGCGAATTTGTGATATGTTTGACCGAGAAAGGGATGATTAAAATGCCAAATAAATATCAAGTTTGCGGGTGGTCAATATGCCACCAATAGTACCTGTACTAGTCTCAATTGGTTCTTTTTTAACTGCCGGTATTGCTGTCGGGGCAACCGCAGCATTTATTGGAGCTGCTGTGTTGATTGGCGCCGGAGTAATGGCGTACAAAGTTGCAAACTTTAAAGTTCCAACATCGGCAACTCCGAACAATGACAAAAGTCGCCAAAGTACGGTAAGAAGTACTGTTGAGCCGCAAAAGATAATCTATGGCCAGGCTCTTGTCTCAGGGCCAATCACTTTTGTAGGCGTAAGTGGGCCGGACAACGAAGTTATGCACCATGTAATAGCTTTAGCCGGACATGAAGTCGATGCTATAACGGGCATCTGGCTTGACGACCAAGCAATACCGGAAAACCAATTCAACGGCTCTGGTCTTGTGACTAGCGGCACATTCCAAAACATAATGACGGTTACAAAGTTTCTTGGGACGCCGGATCAAACCGCTGACGATAACTTGGTTGCAAATTGGTTTGGTTACACAGAAAATCATCGTGGCCGTGGAATAGCGTATATTCACACGCAATTTGTTCTCAACGATGACAGCCAAGAAGTCTGGGACAAATACTCGCCAAACAATATTAAGGCGCTTGTTCGTGGTCGAAGAATATACGATCCAAGACTTGATATATTTCCTGGCGGTGCGGCGACAAATCCTGGATCAATTGTATTTTCAAGCAATCCCGCTTTAGCGATTGCTGATTATCTTACAAATACCCGATTTGGAATGAAGATTAATCCTTCAAAGATTGATTGGGACACCGTTATTGTTTCTGCAAATGCTTGCGATGCAGTGGTCGATGTACCTGGGGGAACAGAAAAACGATTCACTGCCAACGGAGTTTTGTTTGCAACTGATAGCCACAGGGCTAGCATTGATAAACTTTTAAGTGCAATGAATGGCAAGTTGATATATTCCAGCGGTTTTTATTACATCAAGGCTGGCATATACGAAGCGCCAACCGAATCTATAAATGAAGAAGATTTATCTGGGTCATTAGCTGTTAAAAAATCTGTTGAGCGGTCAGAAAGATTCAACACTATTGGCGGGATATTTATGGATCCTGCAGAGCTTCACAAAACAAGCGAGTTCCCAAAGGTCACTATTACTTCCGCATTATTGCGAGACAATAATGAAGTTTTGGAAAAAGAGATTGAGCTGCCGTTTACCAATTCTGCGTTTATGGCTCAACGAATTGCAAATAAGTTAATTCAACTAAGCGATCAGCAAAAGATAGTCAGCTTTCCGGCCAACCTTGCCGGACTGAGAGTAGCTGTTGGTGATCGTGTGTCAGTATCAATCGAAGAGCTAAACTGGGAATCTAAGGTGTTCCAGTGTTTAGGTTGGTCGTTCAACGACGGAGGAGAAAATGGCGTACTCCTAACGCTGCAAGAAGACGATGCTGGATCATACGCGGACATGCTGCCTGAGGAATATTCCACCGTTTCGGCAGACGGCGTTATTACCGAAGGCTTCCCTGGAGTACCTGACCCGCAGAATCTTACAGCAACTGCTGGATTAAAAAGTGTTGATTTGAATTGGCTTAATCCTGTCAATACAGCAAAATTCAAAGAGATAGCCATTTATGCTTCGCCTGACTCATCTTGGGATAATAGGGTTGAAATCGGCAGGACGATGGGAACGCAGTTCTTCCATGACGCATCAAACGCAGTTGATCCGCTTGCAGTTGGTGATACTCGATTCTATTGGATCAGGGCGCTTCAATACGGGACGGGAACAGACTCATCTGCTGTATCTGATCGAAACCCTGACAATGATATATCAACCATTTCCGCGACTGTTGGGCCAATCACGCCAGGCTATACGGACATCATTGACGACACTCCCGAGCAAGTAGCGCCAACCGCATTGACGCTGGTCGAAACTACTGTTCTTGGCAATGATGGTTCGGTATTACCCGCTGTTCAGGTTAGCTGGACCTTGCCAGTTGACAGCCAATACATTTCATTCTTTGAAGTCGAGTTCAAGCAGACAAGTCAGGGCGAGATCGATTACGGGCTGACGTCTGACGCATATACCGCAACGATCAATTACGGATCAGTAGCAGACGCGACAACGCTAGAGCTTAACTATGGCAGCGTGAACGAAGATGTCATAGGTGGTGGCGGGGCTTATTCAAGTGTCAATGTTTACGGCACTACAACGGTCATCTCTGGGATGCGAGAGCTTGAAGAGTTCACATTCCGCGTCAGGGCCGTGACATTGACCGGCAAGGTATCAGAACAGATAACTGGAACAATCATCCTGCAAGGCGATCAAACAGCTCCAGCAGGAGCTTCAACGATTACTGCGACGGGTGGAATCCAGCAGATCAAGCTCAACTGGGAAAACCCATCTGATTCTGATTTGGCGTTCATTGAGATATTCGAGAACACGACAAACAATCAGGGTACTTCTACGCTGGTCGTTCAGACGCTTGCAGATCAGCATACGATTACTGGTCTTGCTAATAACGTCACGCGATATTACTGGCTGCGCTCTGCTGACAGATCAGGCAATAGGTCAGGTTTTAGTTCTGCGGTGTCGGCGACCACATTGAAGGTTAGCCTTGATGATTTAAACCAAGGCGTTATTGATCAATTTGCCGCTGGTGATGCGTTTGGGATCCAGCCGGTTGGAACTCTTGTCGGCGTTGTTGGTGAGCATATCGGTCAGATCAAGTTTCTGACAACTACCCAGACGCTTTATGTATGGACGGGAACCGAATGGACTACAGAACTATACACCGCGTCTAATGTGGATCCTGGCGCAATCACAGCCGCCTCATTTGCTGCTGGTATCGAGCCTATTTCAGCGGTTTCCACCTTGCCGTCACCGAGCGGATACACTGGGCCAAACATTGTTTTTCTGACTACAGATGCGAAGCTGTACCGATATGACTCATCGGTGCCTGAGTTTACAACGCTGGTAGATACCGCTGATATCACTGGAACGCTGGGCGAAAACTTATTTAGCGATACGCTTCGACCTATTGAGCGCGTCACTACTTTGCCAACAACTGGGCTGGTAACTGGTCGGGTTGTAATGCTCACGACTGATTCTAAACTGTACCGATACACCGGATCAGCATGGACAAGCGCGATTGCAGCCGCTGACCTTACAGACCAACTTAATCTCGCCACACAGGCTTCAGGATTGCTTCCAGTGGCTAATGCTGCGGCAGGGTTGGTCAATGGCAACGTGAGCATTAACTCTGACGGTACGCTCTCAGGGGCTGGCGCTGGGCAAGCTACATTGGGCGGTCTTGGTGCTGGGCAAGTCGCAACTTTGGACGTTATCACTGAAACCTACATTGGTGACAATGCGATTTCGACGGCCAAGATTCAGGCCAACGCGATAACTGCAAACGAAATCTTAGCTGGGCAGATTATCGCGGCTAAGTTGGCGGTCGGTTCTGTGACTGCAAATGCTATCGCGGCAAACAGTATAAGCACGGCAGCTCTTCAGGCAGGCGCTGTAACGGCAGATTCGCTAGCAGTCGGAGCAGTGGTTGCCGACAAGATTTCAGCTAATGCTGTGACGGTCACTAAACTGGCGGCAAACTCCGTCAATGCCGACAAGATCATTGCTGGAAGCATTACCGCTGCCGAATTGAACGTGTCTAATATATTTGCTGATAACGCAGTTATCGGGGCCATACAAGCAAGCTCGATCACGGCATCAGCAATAGATGCTGCCATTGGTAACTTTGAGTTCATCGAATCGGACAACATTCAGTCTAATGCGATAACGGCTGGCAAACTTGCCGCGTCGAACGTGGTTACTAACTCAGCGCAAATCAGTGATGGTATAATCACAAACGCAAAAATCGGCAATGTAATTCAGTCAAGCAATTACTCTGCTGGGTCCACTGGTTGGAGTATTAACAAAGACGGCAGCGCAGAATTTAACGGAGTTGTAATTTCCAGACAATTGTTGGTGGACTCTGGCACATTTACAAAAGGATCGTTTCTTGCTCGAAAGAATCCGTACAGTTCTGCCGATAATGGGATCGGATTAGATCAAACCGATTATATTGAAACTAACACAAATACTAGCACTTGGGGCGAAGATACCAGCACATACATAGCTGTTGTCGGGACTGTTGCAGGAAGCTCAATTGTTGCTTGGACTCCAGACGTTACCACTAGGCCGACAGAAATCCAGTGGGGCGTTCAAAGTGAAGTTTTTGCTTTTGCTAGATGGTCTGGCACGGCAAAAATATACATTCGAGCAGACTTGTATACTCGCAACGTGCAATCAGGATCGAACGTAATATATTCATGGAAATTGTACAAGGTGACATAATGGAAATCGGCCAAATAGTTGGTGGAGAAGAAAGAGAAGAAGGCGTTTTTTTAAACGTGATATCATCAATTAATGATGAAACTTGCTCTATTGAAGTGAAAGAATACAATCCAGACCACGCAGAGTTCGCTTGGGCATTACAACAGCTAAAAAGCATAGAGGCATAATCGATGGCTACGCAATTACAGATCAGGCGAGGAACTGCGGCACAGGTGGCAGCGTTTACCGGCGCCGAAGGCGAGATTGTCTATAACAGCACGAATTTTTCGCTGCACACTAATGACGGGGCTACTGCTGGTGGCTTTGAGCTTGCCCGAGCGGACTTGAATAATGTTTCAGATGCAGATTTAAACGCTGCGCTGACAGGCAATACACTTAGTGCGCTGACGATCACGACTCTTACAGCAACGGGCGGTACGATCAACGGCACAGTCATCGGCGGTGTAACGCCAGCGGCTGGTAGTTTTACGACTGGTGCGTTTAGTGGTGCTGTCACGGCCGCCAGCTTAAATATAGGCGCGGCTGTTGATGGCGATGTTGTAATCATTGGTAAGACAACAGGACAACGCTTGCATGTTTTCTCGAATGCAAGCGCACTCCTATTGACTAACGCTGCTGGCGCGGGCGCTGGACGTGATGGTTTCCAAATTAATAATGGCACAGTGATAACGGAAATTGACACTGTTCCACAGCTAACTATTACTTCAGGAGCGGCGACGTTTAGTGGCAACGTTCAAGTTAATGGCGTTATTAGCACTGATCTACAATCACCATCAGCATGGACTACCAATACGCGGGCAGTACAGATAACCACATACGGAGCAGTTTCATCAAACGATAATCTTGGGAACGTGTCGCTAACTTCAAATGCCTACGAATCTGGTGATGGGGCTTGGAGCAGGGTAGCGGGTACTTCTGCTGCACGCTATATGATAGATTATCAAGGTGCTAACACATGGTCTAGTGCGATAGCTGGTGCCGGTGACTCTGCAATTACTTGGGTTCCACGCATGACCCTCGACGCCAGCGGGAATTTGTTGGTGGGTAAAACTGCTACATCTTTTGGCACAGCGGGTATTGAGGCACGTTCTGGCGGTACGTTATGGGCTACAGCTAGTGCAACAAATGCGGCATCATTTAATCGTTTGTCTACTGATGGCCCAATCGCCTACTTTTCCAAAGACGGCACAACAGTGGGGAGTATTGGTGCTCACAATGGAACTATTTATTTCGCAGGCCCAAACGCCAACACTGGTGGCTTTAGAATAGATTCTAGCGGCTCTGATGGCGTGATAATCCCTACAACAAATACTGGCGCAAACAGAGATGCTGCTGTTGATCTTGGATACTCAAGTGGCGGCACTAATATTCGCTTCAAAGACCTATACCTATCAGGCAATGTTCTGCTGGGAAATAATGACAACTCCGCGCTATTTGTAAATAACCTTGCGGGGTTGAATGCTGGAACCTTCAGAACCAGCAGGGCTTATACTGGAGGAGTTGGCTCATACAATGACCTAGCCATTGCAACGTATGGAGTGATGAACTTTTTTACCAACAACAGTGCTACGCCTGCTGCGACCATCGACGCCAGCGGCAACTTGTTGGTGAACTGTGCTTCTGCGCCTGCCACTACTGTTCCGGGAGTTGGAATAATCCGTGTTTCAAGTATTGAAACTGAGTTGCGCTTATCTAGCCCATATACCGGAGGCGATAATCTAGTTTTGTTTTACAATCCTAATGGCTTCGCAGGCTCAATATCCACAAGCGGTTCAGCAACAGCCTATAACACATCATCCGACTACCGACTAAAAGAAGATGCAGTACCCATGACAGGTGCTACAGAACGTGTCAAAGCCCTACGCCCAATAAACTTTGCATGGAAGGTAGATGGATCAAGAACAGATGGCTTTTTAGCTCACGAAGCTCAGGAAGTTGTACCGGAAGCTGTTCATGGCACTAAAGACGCAATGCGTGATGAAGAATACGAAGTCACGCCAGCAGTCGAAGAAGTCAGGGATGAAGATGGCAACGTAACCACAGAAGC